CGCGCAGGACGCTGGACTGGCGATGCGCCGGCGCCGTCATCAGCGGCCTGCATTTGGTGAGCCTTTCCGCGTTGAGGACGAGGACAACGTCGCCACGGCCTCGGCTCCGGTCTGGCGGCGGCGCATACGCACGCCGCTCACCTGTCGCGCGGTGCGCCTGCAGCTGATCAGGCAGGCGTCGGATTTGCCGGCCTCGGAGCGTCAGGCGTATGTCAGCCGGCGACTGACGGCGCTCGATCGTGCGCTCGACGACGATCAGGCCCGCGCGCTCGAGCTTTGGGTGACCTGCGAGGAGATGCTTTCCGGCCGCGTCAACATCGGCGATTATGGGCAGCGCATCGGCGGCATGAGCGGCGGCTCTCCGATCCCGGATAGATGGCTGCCAATGCTGCGGCGGCATGCGGCGATCAAGGCGAGGCTGCCGGCGACGGAGCGCCGGTTCCTCGACATGCTCTGCCAGATGATGGCCGCACCGCGCTGGGACTTCGGCATCGCAGGCAGGGCCATGTTCGGCGTCGCTCTGCCTTTGAGGGGCGCAAGGGCCAAATGGATCGATCGCGTTGTGCAGATCGCGGAGCATCTTGCAGATTTTTCTTGAACAAAGCGATGATCATCCGCTTAAATAATCTCTAGCGTGTGGAATTGTGCGTTTGGAGCCGCAGCGGGCAGCCCGCCAGCGGCTTTTTCGTTGGGAGTGGCAATGGTCGATCTGGTCCGGATGGCGTATCGCCCGAAGATGTTCGCGCAGGCGCCTGGCGCCCAGTTCGGCGCCCAGACGGCAAACCACGCAAACAGCACGGTTCCGGCTACTGCCTCGCTGTCGAATTCGGCCGCCGGATACACGACGCTTGGGGGCAAGTTCCTCTTTGCCGCCGCGGCGGCCGCCGAAACCGATTACGCCCTGTTCGCCTATCAGGTTCCGTCCACGCATCGGCTGGTGCTGAACGGCGTCGCCATCTCGAGCGCCGTCGCGGTGGCCCTCACCACCACGGCCTCTTTGCTCGAATGGGGGCTGGGCATCAACGCAACCGCGGTCGATCTGTCCACCACCGATAGCGGCTCAACGTTTGGCCCGCGGCGCATTCCGCTCGGCAGTCAGGGGTTTGTCGCGAGCGCCGCTGCCGGCGTTCTTGGCGCTGATCTTCGTCGAACCTTCAAAAATCCCCTCCTAGTCGAGCCATCGCGCTACGTCCATACGATTCTGCGAATCCCAGTCGGCGCAGCAACGGGCACATTCCGCGGCGAGGTGACATTCGACGGCTGGTTCGAGCCGGCCGATGCGACTTCGTTCTGACGGACTTACGAAAGGTGATCCTCATGGCAGGCAAGAAATCGTCCTCCTCCCCGAAATCCGGTTCCCGCAGCTCCAAAGGCGGCTATGGTGGCGGCAAAAAGGGCGGCAGCAAGAAGGGCTGCTGACCGGCGATGACCGTTCTCACCGCCGCGGCGCGCAAACGTCTGCCTAAGAGCGTCTATGCGCTGCCGGAATTGGAGAAATATCCGATCACGGACCTCAAACACGCCGCGGTCGCCAAATCTTACGCTAAGCAGGAGCTCGACAACGGCAATCTCACCGAGGCGCAATACCGCCGCGTGATCGCCGCAGCCAATGCCTATGAGCGGCTGCACGGCGCGATGAAGGGCTCAAGCCAGAAATAGGGAAATCGATCATGTCCCGCTCCAAAGCCGGAGGGCGTTCCTCTATGGCCGCGGACCGCTCAGAACAGCAACGCAACAGAGCTGTCGGCCGTCCATTCCAGAAAGGCCAAAGTGGCAATCCCGGCGGCCGGCCGAAGGAGACGGCGGAGGTTCGCGAGCTGGCCCGACAGCATACGATCGAAGCGGTCGAACGTCTGGTCGCCTGGATGCGCAGCGATGAGCCCAAGGCATCGGTTGCGGCCTGCAACGCCATCCTCGATCGCGGCTGGGGCAAGCCGCTGCAGTCGACCGAGCTGAGCGGCGCCGGAGGCACGCCGCTCGTGCCCATCCTCAACGTAACCTACGGCGATGGCCGAAGCCCCGGTCAGAGTCAGCCTGCATCCTAAGCAGGCCGAGGCGATCCACACCTCGGCGAGCGAAGTTCTCTTCGGAGGCGCGGCAGGCCCGGGCAAGAGCCATGCGATCCGCGTCGGTGCGATCATGTGGGCATCGGAGATTCCGGGCCTGCAGGTCTATCTGTTTCGCAGGCTGCACGACGATCTGATCAAGAACCACATGGAAGGGCCGAATGGGTTCCGGTCCATCCTCGCGCCGTGGGTCGAGGCCGGCTTCTGCCGCATCGTCGAGGACGAGATCAGGTTTTGGAACGGCAGCAAAATCTATCTCTGCCACTGCCAGTACGAGAAGGACCGGTTCAAGTACCTCGGCACCGAGATGCATGTGCTGCTCATCGACGAGCTGACGCATTTCAGCGAGGTCATCTACCGCTTCCTGCGCGGCCGCGTGCGTATGGTCGGCATCGAGCTTCCGGAGAAATATCGCGGGCTTTTCCCGCGCATTCTGTGTGGCTCGAACCCCGGCAATATCGGCCATCAATGGGTCAAGATGGCCTTCATCGACGGCGCACAGGACGGGCAAATTCGGCAGATGTCGCCGGAGGAGGGCGGCATGCGCCGGCAGTTCATCCGGGCGCGGCTCGCCGACAATCCGAGCCTGATGATCGACGACCCGAATTACGAGACCAAGCTGTCCGGGCTCGGCAATGCGGCCCTGGTCAAGGCGATGAAGGACGGCGACTGGAACATCGTCGAAGGCGCCTTCTTCACCGAATGGGCGACCGAGAAGCATGTGCTTCGCCCGGCGCCGCTGCCCGCCTATTGGACGCGGTTCAGATCCGGCGACTGGGGATCGGCAAAGCCGTATTCGTTCCATTGGTGGGCCGTGGCGACGGATGACTGGCAGCATCCGGACGGTCCGCTTGTGCCGCGGGGGGCGTTGGTCGCCTATCGCGAGCTTTACGGCATCAAGACGCGGCCGGACGGGTCGTTCGAGGCAGATGTCGGAGTGAAAGAGCCGTCAGACGTGGTGGCGCGCAAGATCAAGGTTTTGGAAGAGGGCGAGGCTATAGACCACGGGGTGATCGATCCTGCCGCCTTCGCCACCATCAGCGGCCCCTCGATCGCCGAGACCATGCGCGACGAGGGCGTGCTGTTTTGGCCGGCGGACAATAAGCGCGTCGCGGCCGGCGGCGCCATTGGGGGCCACGATCAGTTCCGCAAGCGGTTGGTCGGTGATGCCGATGGCCGGCCGATGATTTTCTTCTTCGCCAACTGCCTGCACGCGATCCGCACCATCCCGGCCCTGCAGCATGACGCGCGGCGGGCGGAGGACATCGACACGAACATGGAAGACCACGCCTATGACGACAGCCGCTATGCGGTGATGTCGCGGCCCTGGATCACCGCCGGGCCAGCCTCAGAAGAGGAGGCGCACCAGGCCGAGATCATCAAAGCGAGGCAGGAGCGATTGCGCGCCGCCGGCGTCGGAAAAGAGCACAGAACGGGACGATAATTGGCCAGCAACCCTAAGACCCAGAGCGACGTAGAGGACGACGACGCGCGTTTCTGGCTGTCCGAGATCGGCGCCGCCAAGGAGCGGATGGGCGACTGGTACGACAAGGCCGAGGAGGCCGAGGATCGGTACCGCGACTGCGAAAAACGTAAATTCGGTCAGCTGAACATTTTCTGGGCGAATGTCGAAACGCAGAAAGCGGCGATCGGCGAGGATTTCGGCAAGCCGCAGGTCTCGCGCGTCAATCAGCCGGCGAATGATGGGGGCATGTCCCGCCATATCGCCAATCTATGGGAGCGCGCCATTGCCGCGGCCGTCCGCGAGACGCATGATGCGCACGACATCGCGCTTGCGGTGCATGACCAGTTCGTGCCGGGCCGCGGTCAGGTCTGGGTCGAGCTGGAGCTGATCGAGGACGAGGAGGAGAGCATCACCTGGGTCCGGGCGCCGATCGTCCGTGTCCCGTATAAGCAATATCTCGAAGGCTATGCGACGCGTTGGGGCGGTGTGCCGTGGGTGGGGCGCCAGCATTTGTTCACCAAGGACGAGCTGGTCTCCCAATGCGGCATCAGCGAGGAGGATGCGGCGCTCGTGCCGATGAGCGTGCAGCTGCCCTATAACGACCGCAAGGACAAGCCTTCGAATGCCAAGGGCAAGGAGCAGTTCAAGCGCGCGGCGGTCTGGGAGATCTGGTCGAAATATCCCAAAAAAGAGCGGATCTATGTCGCAGAAGGCTACGACACGATCCTGTGCCGTGATGACGATCCTTACCGGCTGAAAGATTTTTTCCCGTGCCCCCGGCCACTCCTCGCCAATGGCGACGAGGGCTATCAGGAGCCGATGACCGACTACAGCCGCTATGAGGACCAGGCGAAGGAGCTGGACGAGATCAGTGCACGGATTTTCGTCCACACGGCCAATCTTCGGCGCCGCGGCATACACGACAAGAAGTTCAAGGAGATCGCCGATCTCGCCGAGGCGGCCGACAATGTGACGCTCGCTGTCGATAATTGGGTCGAGCTGCAGAGCAAGGGCGGCCTCATGAAAGTGATTGAGTGGGAGGACCTGCAGCCCACCATCACCGTGCTGGCCGAGCTGCATAAGCAGCGCGCCGAGCTGATCCAGCTGATCTATGAGCTGAGCGGCATCTCCGACCTGGCCCGCGGCCAGACCGACCCGAATGAAACGCTCGGGGCTCAGAAGCTGAAACAGACTTTCGGCTCGAGCCGCTTTCAGCGCCGGGAGGCGGAGGCGCGCCGC